ACCCAATGGCCTGAACCTGATGCATGGATCCGGTGCTTGAATCTGATGGTCTGATGCCTGAACCTGATCGTTGAATCCGGTGGTTGAACCTGATCGTTGAACCCGATGGCCGGTGCATCCTGTGCAAAACCCTGTGCAATTGTGGAAAACTTTACACCAAAAAAGTATAAAATCCTATTGACAGTATGTGCTTGGGGGTGTATTATTAAAATAAGATAGTACATTTAAAGATATACAACACACTCCAATATACATAGTATTTGTACCCTCCTTACACTTTATATTGTTTAGGATTACTATTACGTATAACCTTAAATACACTCTTTTACTTCTGTGTTGTATATCTTTGAGTGTGCCATCACTCAACCTTAATATCAATTTTAAAAATAGGAGTTATAAAAATGGCAAGAAAGCAGGCCGAATCCGTTGTTGGCAAATATGCAAATGTTCCTACTTGGAACGAAAAAGGCAAATTAAGTGCCGGTGATCAGGTAGAAGGTTATTACGTTGATCACGAAGAATTTGATACCAAATATGGTAAAATGAATACATACATCATTGAAACCAAAGAAGGTCTTGTAAAATTGGTTGGCCAAACTGATATTAAAAATAAAATGGTTTCAGTTCCGGCCGGATGCCATGTTTGGGTTACCTTTAAAGGTTTGGAAGAAACCAGTAAAGGTGCTAAAAAGGCATACGATGTTGAATTTGATGATGAAGATAAGAAGGCATAACAATGTTTACTCTTGATGAATTAAAACAAATTCAATCTAATGTAACTGATGTAAAACTTCTGAAGAAAACTGAATGTTATATTAAACTGTTAGAATTGCAGGAACAATTTAGAAAAGAATCAACAGAAGTTCAGAATCAATTAAAAGAATTAGATAAAGATTAATAAAGGGAATTGGCTTTTGGATTAACAATGTAAGTAGATTCAGTATTTGAAGAATCAATCCAATTTTAAGGGTTATGCTATATAATAAATTTGAAATTGCAGATTATAAGGTGGAAATCCATCAATATAAAGATGGACTTTTTTATTACAAGATTAAATTGGCACATAAGATTGTACGATCTATTTTAAATTATGTTGATTACAATAAGTGTGTAGCTGATGCCAAACGTACAGTTGAAATTGCCGGTGGATTTTTATGCTTAAAGTAAATAGTAAATATAGATTAGGTGATTTGACCGGTACAGTATATGAAACTACATTAAAAGGCCAAAAATGTTATGTGTACCGAATCAGGTTTCATAAACAAATTGTTGGCCGGAGTTTTGTATATTTTAATAATGCAGGTGATTGTATAGACCATATGCGATCTGATATGGAACAAATATTTGATTCCGGCAAATTGGAAATGATACATTAAATATGATGTTGTATAATTAAAGCAGAAAGGTTTTAATTATGCATATAGAAATCATTACAGCAATTATTGGTGCAGTTGCAGTAATCTTATCGGCGATTCTTGGGTATTTTTCAGCAGTACGGAAACATGAAGTTGAAGATGCTAAAAGAGAGCAAGAACAAAAAGATTTGTTTAAAGAAATCTTTAATCAAATGAGTTCAATTGAAAAACGATTAGATGAACATAATCGTTATGCCGAAAAATATGTTGAAACTGCTAAAACATTAGTTGCTATACAAAAAGACATAGCATTTCTAAAAGAGATGAAGGAGATCTAAAATGCAGGGTTTAATAACTCTACTTATTACAACCGGAATCGGTTTAATACTTCTTGCAGGCAGTTATTTGGTGGATTTATTATCCGGAATTATTAAGGTAATTTTTACACCGGCCATGAAATGGAGTTGGCAAAAATTTGGTGAAGATTTGATTAAGGCCATTTTAATTGCAGTAACAACCGAATCATTAGTTGCATTAATCTATATTCTTAATTGGTTTGCAACAAAAATGGGGGTGGATGTTGAAACCGTATCGCATGGATTATCTGATGTAACAATGATTATTGGTTGTATTGGTGGCAGTTATTATTTCTTATTATCTGCATCTAAAAACATCTTAAATTTTATTAATGAACACCATGTAGAAGTTCCATATGATTTATCTAAAATGGATATTAAAGGGATTGTTGAAAAGATTGCCGGTTGTTTTATTCAACATGATAATACCGGAAGTACAAGTGAACATTCTGAAACCGGTGCATCATGTTATTACAAGGTAGATGTATCTACTCCGGATGCCTTCTATAAAGCAGTAAATGGTAAAGGATTTAATGAAGGTTGGGGTTATCAATGTGTGGCCGGATTTAAAGAATTTCAATACAGTTTAGCAGGTACATACATTAATGCAGGTGGGGGTGCTAAAAATTATGCATATAGTCATACCGGATTAGAATCAATTGGTTTTAAATGGCATGGTGGTACATCCGGTTCAAAGAATGGCGATTGGTGCATTTGGACAACCGGTGAATTTGGCCATGTTGCTATGTATTATAATGGTAAATTTTTTGGCCAAAATCAGGGTGCAACGAATCCGGCCGTAGGTACTCCATTTAATTTGATGTCATTATCATTAAACGGTATGGCCGGATATTACAGACCAAATATTGATGATCAACCGATTCCACCAGTTCCACCGAAACCACCAAAAAAGACTGTCAGTTATACATACAAAAAGGGTGATACCTTTGGCCAAGTAATTCTTGATTTAGGATTAAATACATCGCATGGCCTTTGGGGTGCTGATGGTGATGTAAATTATTATACCGAACAGTTACATGAACAGGGTATTTATGGCAATATTCCAATCGGAACTATCATTTATTTGACTCCTAGGAAGGATTAAAGATGGCTAAATATACCGGATTTGTACAAATTCCACATTCAACTTATGATGAATGGCGAAATGCAACCTTAAATAATGGATATGATATTGATGGATATTATGGATGCCAATGTCTAACGGCCGGCCATTTTGTTGCTATGCAAGATGACAGTTATAAAGATGTAAAAGATATTAAAGAAGGTGAAATTGTTAGCACCGGAAATAAAGTTATTATAAACAAGAAAAGATTAACCACAATATATAAGGTCTATACCAAGATTGGTAATTTTAAAGTTAGTTCGGATCATCGCTTTATTTTAAGAGATGGCCAAGAATGCTTTATAAAAAATATTTTGCATAAAGAGTTAAAATTTGATGTTACAGAAAATAAAAAGAAGTACAATCTTACCAACGATGAATTAAGATTTTTAGGTTTTTATTTAGGTGATGGTACTAAAAAATACAGATATAAGAATAGTACAGTACCACAAATAATTGTAACGATTGGAACACAAGAAAAAGAAGATTATTTACTATCTCTTGGTTTTAATTATCATATTAATTTACATTCAAACAGAAAAGCTAAAGTTTTTAATCTTATTAACAAGGAACATCCTAACCTAGTTGATTTAATTAATAAATTAGAAGAAAAAAATCTACCAAGACTTTTTACAGCAGACCAATATAAGTTTATTATAGAAGGTTATCTTAAAGCAGATGGATATAAGAAACGATCACAATATATTTGTTCTTCTATAAATAAAGGGCTACTTTTGTCTATACAATATGGTTGTTTCTTAAACGGATGGCAAGCAAAAATTAGTGATCCGTTGATTAGAAAAGAAACTAATCTTTGCAAGCATCCAAATCCTATTTATCGTTTATCTATCAATTTCAAACGGCAACCAAATACTAAAGTAACGAAGATTGAGTGTATTGGTGATGAATATGTTTATTTACTTAATCTAGATGGTACTCATCTTTACTTTGCAGATAACGTAGAACATCATAATTGTTGGGATTTTGCATCGGAATTTTGGCGAAATGTAGGATTCCCAATTGCATATCCAACCATTTCATCATCTAGTATTTATACGATGTGGACACAATACCGGCTTCAGAACAGTATTTATAATGGTACAACGTATTTTACATTAATTACTAATTTAAATGATGTTAAACGTGGTGATTTTATCGTCTATAGGCAATTCTCAGCTAATCCGTATGGCCATGGTGGATTCGCTGATCAGGATTATGATACATGGCATACGGCCAATCCTACTTCAACAGAGTTTCCAATTTTATCTGAAAATAACGGTGGTACTCCAGATCCGGCCGGTGGTGCATATGTAAATGTGCATGGATATGATACTAGGTTATTTTTAGGTGCATTTAGATATGTGGAATGGACTCAACCAGTACCACCAACACCAACTGTTGAAATTGAACATCAATTCCCTTGGGTTTTATATGCAAGAAAATTCCGGAATAGAAGAAAAAGATAATAATTTTGATAATAAATATCTTATGTTATTATATAATTAGAAAGGAGTATATTAATGACAAAACTGTCATCAAAAGAATTCATTGAAAAATATACTGCTGGTGATAAAAAAATCACCGAAAATGAAGATCTTTTGCTGGAGATGATGGAAGATGCCGATGACTCAATTAAGGCCGATAATCAAGCTGAAATTGATACATTGAAATCTGAAATTGAATCATTAAAAGCAGATAACGCAGATCTAAAAGAACGTTATAAAAACAGGTTCTTAACTGCAGATGAAAAACCGGAAAGGCCACCTGTAATTGAAGAACCTGAAGAAAGAAAAGTAATTGACATTAAGGAGATATAGAGATGGCCAAAACCCCAGTTCTCAAAACTACCAATAATGCAGAACTCTTGAGTTACATTATTAATGTTACTCCTGAACTCTCTGCAGATATTGATCTACCTGTACAAGGGCAGAGTATTCAACCAATCGGCAAACTTATCATGTCTAATGAACGTTATAAGAATGCCTTTATTAATGCAATCAACCTTATCGGTTTAACCGTACTTGATCGTAATGTTTGGGATAATCCATGGGAAGCCTTTACTGAACGTGGTAATCTCAACTTTGGCCAAACCGTTCGTGAAATGATTGTGGATATTGCAAAAGTTTATGATTACAATGCATATGCAAACGATGCCACTCATTTCTTGTCAAACGTAGTGCCGGATGTGTACGAGTATCTACATGAAATCAATTTCCAAAAATTCTACAAAACCACCACTTCTGATGAACAGATGGCGATGGCCTTCAATACTGAAGATGGTTTGTACAACCTTATTATGCAAATCGTTGGTTCTCTTTATGAAGGTTATAAGTATGATCGTTATCTTGTTGATAAGTATATGCTTTGTCGTAGAATTCTTGATGGTACGATCACTTCTGTTGAAATTGATGGTTATGCCTCAATGACTCCACGCCAACGTGTTGCCTTCATCAAGAATGTATCCAACAAGATGACCTTCCGTTCACCAAATTACAACCCTGCTGGTGTACGTGTTGCATCTGCCTTTGATGATCAGTATCTCATCATGAGTACCGACTTTGAGGCCGATTTGTCAACGGATGTGCTTGCCACTTCATACTTCATTGATCAAGCACAGTTCAAGACTCATCTTGCACTTATTGATGGATTCAATAACCACGATGTTGCTCGCTTAACTGAAGTTCTTGGTACGGCTTATGTTGCCTTCACCGATGCTGAACTTGCAGAACTTGCCAACGTTCCATGTGTGATTGTTGATCGTAACTTCTTCCAAGATTACACTTATGCACTTGATAACATGGCCGAAACCGGTGTTACTCGTGCAACCAGTTTCTTCAATCCTGAAACGTTACGTAATAATCATTGGCTACACACTTGGAGAGTCCACTCTACTTCTCCATTTGCACAGGCCGTTGTATTTACTAAAGATGTTACTCCTGCTGTTTCATCGGTGGCTGTTTCACCTTCAACTGCAACGGTTTCAGCTGGCCAATCCCTCAAATTAACTGCAACTGTTGTTACGACCGGTTTTGCTAATAAAGCAGTTACTTGGTCTGTTGATTCAGAATCTGCAACCATTAATGAAAAGGGTGTGTTGACCGTTCTTGCTGGTACAACGGCAGGTACTTCAATTACTGTTACTGCAACTTCAGTATTTGATAGCACTAAATCCGGTACTGCAACCGTTACAACTGCTTAATATCTAATTTAAGTCAACCGGTATAGTGTATCAGTTTTGAACCACACTATACCGGTATTTAGGATAAAGATATGGAAAAAAGAATAATAAATAGTCAGTTATCCAATTTTCAGACTTATTCAATGTATTTTAGGCAGATGCTTGCACTTGCCGAAAATGTTTTTGAATTTGAAGGGTTACCGGAATTTATTGATTTATCATATCTAAATAAGGTATTGTTACGACAGGGATCAATCGTATTCTTTAAAGATGATGATTTAGGGGGTGTGGTTGCTTTACCATGGACATTAATTGGTAAAAAAGATGTTTATGATAGGCCACTTGAAATTACGGTAAAAGGTGAAAATGGTTATCAACGAACATTAAAACGTGGTGAATTTGTTTTAATGTATGATAATAATTCACGTTATCCGTTATACCTTGATATTGCACAATTTGCACAACGAATTGCCAACTGTGTCAGAACGTGTGATATTAATGTATGGCATCAAAAAACTCCACGAATTTGGAAAACATCAAAAGATAAAGAATTATCATTAAAACGGATGCTAAACAATGTTGATTCCAATATTGAATCAATTGTAACTTATGATTCAATTGATATTAATGATATGGATACGGTACTTGCACCGGCACCATATGTAACTGATAAGATTGATAATCACCTAGATAAAATTTGGGCTGAATTCTTTAGATTGATTGGTGTTGCCAACATTCAAGAAACTAAAAAAGAACGATTGATTACTGATGAATTAACTGCATCACAAGGTGGTACAATTGCATCTAGGTATAATAGGTTTGAACCACGTAAACGTGCAATTGATGAAATCAATAAAAAATGGCCGGAACTTCATATGTCTGTTAGATATTATGATGGCGAACCTTCAACGGATGAAAATGATAATGATTTAAAAGATGAAAGGGGTGATGATGTATCCACCGATACTGTTTTACAATCCAATGGTTCCTAATCTATTCAAATTAGGTCATTGTACCGAACCACCAACCATCTATGCATTACTTAATTCTATTGTAAATTACAATAGGGATGCAGATAATCAGGTAAAAATTAAAGATTTGGCCAATGCAGGCCGTTCCACATTCTTTGATTTTGAATATCCACTTGCAACAGGTCTTGATAAAGGTGAATTTGAATGTATGATTTTAAATCATTTCATGATGAGGCGAATCGGTTATGAAACGGTTACTGCATTTAAATTGGCATTACAGGTCAAATTGAATGAAATAATGCCGATGTATAATACATTGTTTGAATCCATCAAGAATTGGAATCTGTTTACGGATGGTGAAACATATTCACGAACCATTGAATCTGAATCATCTGGTGAATCATCAAATACTTCAGATCGTAGATATTCAGATACTCCACAAAATCAATTACTAGATGTACAAAATGGCCAATATGTATCTGATTATAATTATGATCAAGATTCTGCATCAACATCTGCATCAAATGAAGTAACTGAATCAGGTTCTAGAAGTAATGCAAATAAAGTTTCATTGTATTCTGAATTCTTGAAAAGTAAACGAAATCTTTATACAATGATATTTGAAGATTTAGAACCTTTATTTTATCAAATTGTAATGTAATAAGGAGTATGTTATATGGCATATAACACAAAAATCCCCCTATTTAGAAGATGGGTTTTGCAAAATTTCCCGTTTATTGAACAGGATTTTGATGCATTAACAGATTATCAATTAATCTGTAAGGTGGTTGAATACCTAAATCAAGTAATCGCAACTGTCAATGAAACTACTGGACAGGTTGAATTGTTGACAAATACCGTAAATCAATTTGTTGATTATATTAATCACTATTTTGATAACCTTGATGTACAGAATGAAATCAATAATAAACTTGATGAAATGTATGCAAATGGCCAATTGGATTTGTTATTTCAACGATATATTAATGATTATGTAGAAATAACAAATACAAAACTAGATGCATTAGAAAATAAAGTTGATGCTTTAAACGATTTATCACCTGAAGTAGTTTCATCTACTTCTGATATGACAGATCATAGTAAACTTTATTTAAATACATCAGATGGTTATTGGTATTACTATAATGGAACCCAATTTGTGCAAGGTGGTGAATATAATTCTGATGCTACTGATAGTGCTATTAAATGGTACTTAAATGATGTTGCATCTGATGGTAATAATTTAATTAATCCATTTACTTGTATAATGGGTTCACTTAAAACATCTGATGGTTCATATCAAACAAGTTCAGATTATTGGGTAACTGATTATATTGAATTAGATCATACTAAAATTCAACAGGTTGGTAATTATCATAGAGTTGGTTTCATTCTAAATAAATTAGAACCAAAAGCATATTACAAAATTTGTTACTATGATGAAGATAAAATTTTGACTTTTTGTGATCAAATTCATAACAACCCACAAGTTAATATTAGTGCTACATCATATCCGGATATTTCATCGTGGAAATATATGCGAATCCAATTTTATATTTCAGACGATATTCCATTTTCTGGTAGATACTATGTATCATTTATTCAAGGAAATCCATCTGAATACTTATTTGATGCCGGACAACTATATGCTAAATCAAGATATACTGCAATTGATACAGATGGTATTAAATCGGCCGGTATTGAAAATTCAAGATTATCTGAAAACCTATATGTAAACAATATATACTCTATGTTATCCAATGGTATAATGCCATTTACTATAACGGATTTCGGTTATGCATCAATTCAAACTGCAGGTGGTGAAACTACTTATAATAAAACTAGGATTAATTTATGTCATATAATTAAGGTACCTGCCGGTACTTCCATCAAATTATCTAACGGGTGGACTTGTCTTGCCTTTAACTATACTGATACTGGTGTATATGTAGGTAGATTTTATCAAAACTGGGGTGATACTGTTTACTTCCCTACAGATATTAATATTAGAATGGTATTTCAAAATACAACTATTGGTGATATTAATTCATCTGATGCAATTAAAAATCTTATCTCTAATATCAGTGTTGAAAAATCTGCAGGTAGTTTTGAATATACAGGTGAAAAGATGGTTATTAAACCTAAATATAGTGCTTACAATACCGGCCTTCAAATCATTGGCCAAGATAGTGCGTGCTATGGTGATAATTACATTACCTTAAATAGTGATGCAACCTATAAAATCTTCACTATGAATGGTGATCTACTTAAAAACACTATTTTGTTAGACCAATCTGCCACGATTGCACCTCATGCTAATTCTGTGTGTTTCGGAACAGAAAAGTATGATGTTGGTGATACTTATCCATTACTCTATGTAAATGCATATAATAATACTGGACTACCAAAAGGTGCCTGTTATGTATATAGATTGCTTAATAACATGACTACCAGTTTACAACAAACCATCTTGATCAACTTTACTGAAGATGAAATTTGGGCAGGTGATGGCCATTCTGTACGGCCATACGGTAACTTTATCGTAGATACTGATAATAATAAACTTTATGTCTATGTAATGATTGATTCACTCAATGTTACTAGATTCTTTAAGTTTAATTTACCAACCTTATCAGATGGTGCTACTGTAAGACTTGAAAAAGCAGACATTATTGAATACTTTGATATTCAATGGATGTATTATATGCAAGGTGCTTGTTACTCTAATGGTAAAATTTATGCATCATGTGGATTCTCTACTGCAGATTGTAAACTATATGCAGTAGATTTAATCACCAAAAAAGTAACATCTATTGTACCACTAGGTGGATTTATTGCTGAACCTGAAACCGTATTTGTTTATAATGATACGTTATACGTGGCCGGTAATGCTAAATCTATCTTTAAATTACAATTCTAAATTGTTACCAATTAGGTAACAAAAATACCGGTCTAAATATGGCCGGTATTTTATTGCAGTAGATTCATTTATGGCAAATAATCTTGCATTTTTATTATACCATATAACAAAAATTCCGGATCTTACACCGGAACTTTTGCATACAGTACGAGGACTATATAACCAAATCGTGTCTTCCCAACACTATTATATTATAGCATTATTTTGGCTAAAATCACCAATATACTGATGATCATGCCAAATGGTAACACCATTACGATAAATATTATTGATTACATCAATGGATTTGGCCGGAACTGAAATTGGTTTGTTTGGCATGGCAATTTCTTCACCATCTGCAATCTTTACAAAATTCCAATATGCACGCCCTGTTTGATTTGGAACCTTCAACCGGTTCACCTGATACCCTTTTAATGTGAAAAAGTCATCAATGATTCTTGCATATTCCGGTTTGATACATTTTGGTAAATAAGTAAATCCACCCTTGGTTTTGGTGAAATTAACATCACCTGCATTCACATTTCCATTTACTGTATCTGGTACAAATGATGCCTTGGTTCTATTTTGTACTACTGATTCAAGACCACTAAAGATATTTACACTACTATCATACGGATTAAACATTTTTAAGGCCGTCAATCCTTCATTCACTGCATTTTGTGTCAACCAGTTTGTATAATAATCAGTAATCCATGAACATTGTGGAGTTTTACCACCAATGATACTTTCACCCCATGAATTCCCTAATGCACCATTTTTATAATTATATGGGGTACATTTAATAGACATTGATGGACATAATGTTGCAGATACTTCAAATTGTGGAATTGTTGCAAAATCTTCATATCTATATTCAACTTCAGTTCCTGCATTATTGGTAACTGTAAAGAAATTATAAGGGAACGTAAACAGTTTATTATTTTTTGGAGTATATCCGGCCAATGTGGTTGGTTTTACCATGCCAAATTGTACTGTTAATGGAGTATCGGTTGGTTCAAGCCATGTTACCGTAATAGTATTAGATTCAGATTGTACCCAGTATGTATGTGTCTTTGGATCAGAATAATTAATAAAATATGATGGTACAACAAATAAGGTGGCAATTTGGCCGGATTTGCCTTCATGTGCATACCAATCAATCGTACGTTGTAATGATACCCATGAATTAAAGAACATATATTGTAAACCACTATATAAACCACCGTAAACCGTTAACCAGTTTGTCAATGGGTTATTTTGATTAAACGGTGCAATTAATTCAGATACCCCCATACAAATATAATGATTTGCAGGCCCAACCGGTGCAAAATCATATGCATTACCATTGAAAATAAATTCACCTAATTCAACATTTTCCGGTAAGGTATTGTTGCCTACAGTGTCATCATTGGTGTGTTCACGTACCACAAAACATGGTTTTGGATCCCAATAACTATACCATGTAGTAAATTCATCTACTTCATAATGGATTCTTTGAACTTTATCACTTTTATATTCAACATCAGTGATAAATCCGAAAAACCATTTATTACTATAATCCGGATTTTGGAAACCGATGTAATTGGCCTGTAATGCAGTACCATATGATAATTCTACATCAATTGCATTTTCACTCCGTAAAAATGAACAATTATTAAATGATGCAACTAAATTATTATTTAATAAGGTTACAATCTGTGATTCACCATAATCCAATACATTCTTGTAACCTTTATCAATCTTTATATCCCTTGCCAAGAGGACTTTACCTGTTCTTGCCATATTGATATTTTCCTTTCATATATTATTATACTTTATTTTTTAATCATAAAATCAATCACCTGCTTAAAATCTGTACCACATAAATCTGTTGCATAAAAGATTAATGATTCACGAAATGTAGATAATATATTATTAATATTTTGATTTCTAAATCCTGTATTATATATATCACGTTTCCAATATGGTGAAACCTTTACTACATCCGATATAACAATTGTTTTATCATCTATTTCTTTTTTATATGGATAAACAAACCAACATATATTACTGTTTTCTTTATCTTTTAATAATTCTGCACAAAACTTGAATCCTTTAAAGAATAGAATAAATCTGAATAGAACCTTGTAACAATTATATGATTTAGGTAGATGTGGTTGTGGATCGGATTGCCATGAACCCTTGTTCAACATTTCTTTATGTGTACCGATTGCATATGATGAAGTACCAGTTGGTTTACAATATTCAATTGCACATTTTAATGTAATTTCTTTACCATTTTCATCATAAGTACCTGTGGATAACTCAACCGTTTCAATTGTACCCTGCTTTTGATTGGTAACAATCTGCATCAATCCCCAATCATTAATATATGGGGTTACCCTAGATATTGAGTTACCCACTAACCACATACGGACAACATTACGTTTACGATCTACGGTAGAACGGAAATTCATCAATTTATCTGATTCATTCGGCAAGTATTCCGATCTACTCATAAATTCTTCAAATATAATATCTTCTACATCAAGATATGATGCACCGGCATAATTTTGTTCTGTGGATAATGCAACTGCATAACCAATCTTTTCACCCCTTGATGTTTTACCGGTTTCAAAATTATAATTGGCCAAAAATAATTCCTTCCGGTACATCGTAATACAATTATATTTACCATTGGTTAATTTAAATACATCCACATCGGCAAAATACCGTTCCACTTTTTCAGCTGATATTTCTTCTTTTAATCTTCGCATATAGATGAATCGTTTGCCGGTGTTTAAATATTTCACCACCCCTTTTTTATGTTTCACCTGATATGATTTACCGTTGGAACGTTCACCAAAAATAATATTGATTTCTGCCCCTTTGGCATCAATCTGATCTAAATTATAGTGTACCTGTTTTTGATTGCTCATACTTTTTAATCACTTCTGCAGTTTCATTTATGTATAATGCAGATACTTTTGATTCAATTAATTTACGAATCAAATGCACCTTATCTTCTGATAACCGATTAGACCAAAAGTTTGATGATGATAATCCTAAAGATTTGCAACAATCTTTAATGGTTATTTTTGAAAATTCTTTGATAAATTTTAAATCATCTTCCATGATTAAATCCTTCATTTTTAAACTTGGCACGTGCAGATGAATTATCAGTTAATAAATCTGCATATTCCAATGCTTTACCTAATTCATAGGTAGTAGGCAGAAGGCAACAACCTGATATATCCGTTACCTTATATTTTACACCATAAAGGTCTATGATGTCAATAGGATTTTGATTATCATTGTAAAGTAATGTATTTTTATTGGTGTATCTGTAATCAAACACCAATCCATCATTAAAATCTTCAATTCTTTTTAAACATTGATTACCGGATTTTGGTACACCGGATACTGTAATATGTAATTCACCATCAATTTCTACACAATACTTCTTTGCACCTTGTGTGATAAATTTATCATACGTATGGAGTTTACCTTTTTCAGTTTCACATTCAAACACTCCCAGTAAATGTTCAATCCCTTTACGATCTTTTGGCCGGTACTTTTCAACCGGAATCCCTAATTGATTGGCCACACGTTCAATCTTTTCAGCCACCGATTGATTATACTTTTCAAACACCGTTTTATCATAACCTTCAGATAATTTTATACTATCAGTATCCATGTAAATTGCATATTCATCTAGATCCATCACTCTACGTAACAGATTATTACGTGCATATGCAGTTACCCAAACACCCCATGCAAAATTCAAAAATGATTTTTTCTGTTGATCCAGTAATCCTTCAAAAATCCGAACATCATCAAGGGGTGTTTCTTGCCATCCTGCTTTATTATCATAATCCACCTTATCACGAATCGTATTTGTTACGGTCATACCGTATAATGAATTAAATTTACCCTTTTCCAATGCATATTCCAATTCTTTACCCTTTACCCCCTTAAATTGAGTTTTATTTACATATTTATCCAAAATGAAATTAATAAATTTGATTGGTAGATAATTGTACAGGGAATAATAAGATTTAATAATTTCATATCCGTCCATATCATAAGCATCAATAAAGAGTTTTAGATCAATATCCGTAATAATAATCTCCACTTCTTTTGCCTTCATAATCCGGCCGTTATCATAAACACCACCTTTAATATTGATGCATTTAGATCTAGAAATAAAATTGTTGTAAAATTTACTTTTAATATGATAAAATTTAACTCTTAATAAATATGCAAATTCCGGCAACATTTCATCAGCTGATTTAATATCACATTCTTCAAATTTCTTCATTGGAAACTTCTCTGTAACCATTACATATGGATATGCAGAAGTTTCATCATATGAATCTACATTTGGTATTACTTCACCAGTGTACATATAATTGGCATGAGTATAACCACCTGCAAATGCATCAACCAGCATATTATATACTGATGGTTTAACATTTACTGCACCACCTACAATCCGGCGATAATATGGATCATTAAGTACCAGTTTTTGTAATTCTTTACGTACTTTACCTGTTGAAGTAATCGGAATCTTGTCAATCCGTTTATATTGATTAAGTTCCATTTTAATATATTCATAAACCACTAAACAATCATATTCACAATACTCCAATTCTTTATCGGTCAAGGGTGTTTTCGGATGCCGGATTTTATCATATGATAAATATCCAACCTTCTTTTCCACCGGTAAATTATATAGATCAGGGAGTTTAGCCAATTTCACATTGGTCATAAACAAGGTACATCGGAATTGAATGTTGTAATCTTCTAAATCACAGGTCATCACTTTACGTGAAATACGTGCCAGCACGTGCTTAATCTTTAGCACCGATTTAAAAAATTGAAATTCAAACGATAAGTTATGCACAAATACAATCTTTTTCAGATTACAATTTTCTTCCAACCGGTTTAAGAATTCCACAAACTCCTGCCATGTCCGGCCATAATAAACCGTATCATTAATCCCAAACTGCCATATGTACATACAAGAATAAGATTCAGATTTTTGTTGATCTAAATCATTTAAATTTTGATATTCTACTGCTGGAATTACTTTGTTATTTAATAATAGATACGATGTTGATTCAATATCAAATGTATAAATGGTATTATCAATCTTACCCTTAATATCTACCGTATGGCCTGAATATTCAGACCAATATTTCATTTATTACCCTACCACAAACTTTTTATATAACCTACTTGCCATTTTTCGTAAATCTTCATCAGAATCCGTTACGTATGAAGATAACAAATCAATAAACTGTTCTTCATTATAACTGTTTCTTTTAGCCGTTGTAACAATTACATAAAATTCACTTGGTGGAATCTTCTCTACAATCTTCTTATAATCGACATCAGAAACAATACTGTAAAAATCATCTACATCTTTAGTAGTGATGGTTTTATTAGTAATGTTACCAAGGGATTGTTTTAATTTTTCTTCTGCTTTTCTTCTCGTTTCTCTAATCCCAAGTGGTGTTGAAGTTTTTGCAGTTCTAAATTCACGTAATGTTTTTGCATAATACCTTGATTGATTTTGTGATA